CTAGCAACATATAATATTTTCATACTAGATGTATTAGATAATATTTTTCTACCTTCTACTTTGTAATTAGATTCATAATCTAATATTCTAAGTAGTCTTAAACAATCTGATGGTAATGTAAAAGAAGTTTTAAAACCCCAAGCAGGAGCTGTAGTATCTGCTGCTAGTTCAACTCTTTTCTGTAAGCAGTTCCAAGGATGTGATCTAAATACACCATCTCTTACTTGAGTATATCTTTGGTTACAAAGTCTAGCGTTTTTTGAATCTTCTGTAAGTGAAAGTATAGTTGTAGCACCTAATTGATTTAATGCTCCATTACAAATGTCTACTACTGATGCCATACTATTTCCTTATAATATACTTTCGCCTTATCTGTCTATCTTTTTCTAAAGCAAAAATTTCTTTTTCTGTTCTCTCTTCTTTAGTGTCAAAGCCATAATGATACTTGGTATCATGTTTAAACCTATCTACTAACACATATCTGTATACATAATTATCTTTTTTAAAATGTAATACAGGTTTTAAATCTTGAATCTTTTTCATAAAAAGATGGGGGATTACTCCCCCACCTAATATTTAGTAATTAATCTACAACGTACATCATAGTTAATTGAATAGTACCAGTACCTGCAGCACCACCCATAGTTACTGAAACAGGAAGTCCATCCTTATCAGCATCTACAAGTGAGTTTTCACCTAATGCAATAGTATTTGCAACATTAACTGCAGTTGCAGAAGTAGAAGCAGCAGCAGCTTTATAAGCAGCAGCGGCAGCACTTACAGCAGTACCAGCAGCATTGTTGTAAGCAGCGTGACCAACTGACAAAGTAGTTGAACTACCTAATGCATCATGTGCTAATCTACCAGAAACAATTCTTGCTCCATTTGGTAAATTAAACATTTGAATCACATCACCAGATGCTAGAGAAGATGCTTCAAATTCTGCATGAGCAACTCTTACTCTACCACTTAGTTCAGTAGTGTCTATCTTTTCGGAAGGTACGTTCTGATCCCATTTAGTCTTTTGTATTGAAAAAACTGTAGCCATATTAATATCCTCCTATTACGCTTCTTGACATACTATACCTAGAACTTTAGCTTCTTCCATTCTAGTAGCACCGATTGATTGGCAGTAGTATACTTGAGTAGCGTAAGATTTGTCTGCTCTTTCGTCTATTCTAGCATTTACGTCTTTACCAATCGCAAGAGTGATTCCATCCTGTGCGAAAGCTATGCAAGTTCTGTCATTACCAGATTTTGCAAGTCTGTTTGATACAGTAAATTTAAACCCAAGGAACGAGTCGATTTCACCCTGTACTAATGCTTTTACAGTATTAAAATCTGAACTTGTTACTTCAGTAGTTGATAAAAGGTTTGTGATTTGCTCTGGTCCCACAACGATGTGTCTTGGGATTGAAGGATCAACACTTGCTAGATCAAAAGTCTGCTTAGCAGTTCTTAACTTAGCGATTGTTAAACCAGCTCCACCAGCAGCGATTGCTGTTTGAGCCGCAGTTGAAGTTGAACCAGTTTCACCTGTGAAGGCAGTACCAGTTGCAGCTGCAATAATCACATCATCCATTGCTCTACCCATTGCCATAGCAGCAGCTTGAGCATAAGATGAAGTAGGATCAATTAAGAGTCTTACTTTGTCTTGTTGATCAATAAGATCAGCAAATTCATAATCCGCAAGAGATACTCTACGTCTAGCGTGAGGTGTATCTATTTGAGGAGTGTCTGAATGTCTGCTAGTTTTTAAAACAGCAGTTACTGAGCCAACTTGATCGAAGAAAGCATTTTTACCTGTAACACTTTCAACTCTGACTTTGTCTCTTAATAACGATCCCATTTGTTGAGATAGCATTTGTATGTTAGCAGAATACTGCTGTACAAAAGCTGTAGTTATTTGTGATGACATATTTGTCTCTCCATATTATTATTGATTTAAAATAATCAGAAAGGTTCTCCACCAATAGGTAGGCATCTCTTGCATTTAAAGTCTGTTAGACTAGAGTCTATCCTTCTTGTCTGTAAGGTTCTTTCGAATTGTCTTACTATTAATCCACTTATAATAAATGTCTGCGGTTGGCAAGGGATTATTTTTCTGTTGTTCAGAACCTGCTTCCTTTATCAACCGCAATATTTCTAAGCGAATTTCTTTATCATTAAGATGATTATTATCACTTGGCATTTAACATCTCTCTTAAAGTATAAACTTGTTGTACTACTTTATCATGATCTGGATGCATCCTGTTCCAATATGGACCATTCTTATCATTAGATAATGCAGCAATTTCAGATTCAATATCTTTAGTAGTATTTACATTTTCACTTTCAGTACCAAGAATTTTATCTTCTGACATCATATTTGCTATCTTTGCAAAACCTTTTATTATTTCTGGATGATCACCTATTCTTGTTCCATCTTGTAATTGCATATCTAAAACTTCTGGATTGATATTAGCTTTTGCTAATGCACCAGCTTGTTTTACTTTACCTTCAAAATCTCTACCCCATTCTTGTCTTAACTGTTGCTCAGCTTGAGCTTGTGCAGTTTCAGTATCAATCTTTGATTGTTGTGCAGAACCTTCCATATTATTTTTATAGAACTCTAATATACCTTGAGCTTGTTTGTTGTTTAATCCAAGTTTATGAGATTGTTCTGCAAAAGATTTAATTGCATTTTCATCTAAATTTACAACTTCTGAATTTACATCTAAAGAATATTTATCAGCAGATTCTGGTCTACCAAGTTTTTCATAAACTTCATTCCATTGATCTTCAGTAGAATTATTATTTGGTATAACAACTTTATCTTGACCAATCATTTTAGTTGCGTTGATATAACTTTTTGCTAACGCATCTATCTCAGTAAATTTTTCTATATTAGGATCAGCTCTGTACTCTTCACTAATAGAATCTTTCCAAGAGGTTTGTGGTGCAGGAGTATCTGCTTTTGCAACTGGAGTTGGTGTTGCTGTTGGTTGTACTGTTTCTGTAGTCGTTGTTTCTACAGGCACAGTTTCCTGTGTTATCTGTTCATTTGACATTTTATTTACCTTTATCTTTTCGTAGCATTGATTTAATAAATAGAAGAACACTACGCTGTCCTTCCATGTATGCACTCTCATGGCTATCACCTTTTACATTAGTGGTAGAATGATAATGACATCTTTTTTCAAGATCGACTAAGACCTCTTTGCCTTCGTCTGTATTGAATATATATTCGTAATTTTTTCTTAACCCTTCTATAAGTTTTTCTAACTGTTTATTTGATTCCATATTATTCCACTTCAGCGTTTGCTACAGCTCTTGCTTCTTCTGGCAATGCTTTTGCTAGTGGTGCTACATCTCCTGCGGCTTGTGCAACTTGTTGCATCTGTGCCATTTGTTGTTGTTGTTCTGCAGCTTGTGCTGCTTCTTGTCTTTGAGCATTAACTTCGTTTTGTGATTTTAATAATTTCTGTGGCATACCAACTATGTCTGCCAAGTGTTTAACTAAATTATCAAAGTTAACATAATCAAATACTGGTGCTACGTTTGCAAGTGATCCTAATATTTCTATTGCTCTCATAATAGATTGTAGCTCTGAAGATTTTTGTGCTTTAGCAAGTGGAGATACATATTCTATTTCTATATCTCTACCAGATAAAAATTCTGGTGCTGGTGAAAACATATTGTTTCTAAGTAATATATTAAACACTCTATCAATTAATGGTTTTAATAATTCTGATTGTAGTCTACCAAGAACTGGACCAAGTAATCTCATCTTCTCTTCATTACGTTGGATAACTTCTGTTGCTGTCATTTGTGGACCTTGTTGCATCATTAATTGATTAACATAGAACACAGCTCTGATTGCATCTCTTCTTTGCTGTTCCATGTTTAAACCTAGTGGATTGTTTGCACCAATATTTAATGGTTCAATTCTATCTCTAGTACCACTTCTATAAAAATTTAATCCACCTGGTACAGTTCTTACAGGAAGTAAAAAACCATCGTCTGGAACTAATAGTGGTGGGTCTACTTGTTTCTGTGCAGCTTTAATTGTAGTCTTTGACATTTCGTTTAACATCTTAACGTCTGGCAAAGCTGTCATTGCAGGTGATCTACCATAGATTTCGTTTGATGCTTTTAAGTATCTTGGTACTACAAAAGGAAACTCTTTGAATCCAGATATAGATAATTCATTTCCATTTTTATATTCTAAATAAACAGATTCAAATGGCATATTTTCTTTATCTTTTTTCTTAGGATTAAAATCTTCTCTTGGATAAACTGCGTGTAATATTTCTACTTCTTGATAAGGATCTTTTCTAGAGATACCTTGTATATCTGTTGAAACATTGTCGCCAAATTTTTGTAACGCAGCTCTAGCAGATATTTTAAATTTTCTATAAATAGTATCTATTCTACCTTTGTCATTTTCTGCAATAAATACTTCGTTGATATGTCTTGTTGAAAATTTAATTATATCATCTTGATCTTCTTCAATAAACATTGAAGCAGTTCCAAAAGTAATTAGATCATGATACAATTCAAATATTTCTTGTTGAAAGTTTGATCTGTTAAATGCTGTATACATTGCGTCTGTTGCAGACTCTAACCAAATTTTTGCTTCTTCTTCGTTATCAATATCTTCTTCTTTAAATCTTAAATTAAACCAAGGTGTTGATGGATTTGTCAACATACCATGTAGGGATGCTGCTAATAATTCTACTGCTTGTATTGGTGATGAATCAAAAATTAATTCATTTCTTTTATCACCTCTTGCTCTACTTTTGGTTACATCTGCTTTTCTTGGTTGCATATAATCTGCAACCTCTTGCCAATGAGTTTCCCAGTTTTGTCTTTGACTTTCAAGTTTATCAAATCTTGATAATAAACTTTTACTTAAATCTGTTCTTGCCATTATGATCCTAATAAACTTCTCTTACCTAATGTCAATTTATTATCTTTTACACCTTGAGCAGAAGTTAGTGTCATCATTGATCTGCCTCTTGCTTTTGTTTTTTTATTTCTAGTATAAATATCATCTTCTTTTTTTGGTTCTTCAACTGTAGTTGTATCTGTTGCAGAACTTTGATCTACTTCAACTGTTGTAGGTGATGTATCTACTTTTGGAACTTCTACTTTTGGTATAAGTGTATTATTATTCCCACCATCATTATCTCCTGTTTCTCTTGTACCACCTTGACCTATAGTATAATTAGACATACTATCTGTTCCTAAACCTACTTCTACATTAGCTTGTTTTTTTGCTTTAGATTTTTTTACAGATTTACTAATAGCATCAGCAACTAACATAACAGGTGTTTTAAAATTTTTTAAACTTTCTTTAAAGTTTTCTTTTCTTCTAACTTTTGCTGGTCTTATCATATCTGGTACTCCAGATCCTCCGCCACCTGTACTTGCTCCACCCATAATTATTCTCCTAATGTTAGTGATGAAGTTGTTTCTGATTTTGTTTCAGTTACTCTTTCATTTAATTGTGGTTTAACAATTTCATTTTCAAAAGTTTTATCTTCAGCTAATACTAAAACTTCTTCTTTAGCTTTTGGTTTTGGTTTTCTTTTAAAAATTTTTTTAATTTTATCTAACATATTATTTACCTAATAAAGTTTCTAGTTTAGAATCTTCATCTTCTTGTATGCCAAGTGGTGAAGTAAGAATAGTAGATTTTCTACCTCTTCTTTTTCTTTCAACCGCCGCTTGTTCTTTTGCTATATCCTCTTTTTCTTCTGGCGTAACTTCTGCTGGAGGTGGTTCTGGTGCAGGTGCAACAGGAGGTAGTGGTGGTGGTTTTGGTGAAAATATTGATCCCATAATTATATATTCCTTATTAAATAATTCTATAACTATTATCTGCTACACTTTGTGGAGCCGATTGTCTAGTATTAATTTCTTGTAGTCCAACAGCTAGATACCTCATAGCATCACAAGCGTGTGAACTCCAATCATGTACAGGTTTCGATCTAAACATTCTATTTTTGTCGATGTACTTCCTATGGTAATGTCTTAACGCATCTATTAACTTTTTGCAATGGTCTGTATCAATCCAACATCTCGGCAAAGTCATTGAGGTTGCGTGTATACCATCTTCTAATGGAATTTTTGGAACTACCTTAAACCTAATTCCTAATTGGTAGGCGACCTCTCTTCTGGTTTTGCCATTACCAAAGTCTGTAACTTCAATGTCGTGTGGAGCAAAGTGATCTTTGTAAACATAATCTTTGTCTTTAACAAGCTGAACATAGTAAGGTAAACCTTGACCTCTCTCTTCATGATAATCTATTATGCTTATTGATCTTCCTAACTGTTGATAGAATATTATACTACTGTGGTCGGAGACACCTAGATCCCAAGCTGTTGATACTGGTAGAGCAGGATCGTAGGGAACTCTTGTAAGCTGCTTATCATCATCTAGTTTTGTAATGATGTCTCCATATACTGCACCTTCAATATTTGCTATCCAATCACACTCAAACTCTTGCTGATACTTTTTTTCACCCATTACCTCTTTTGCCTTGACCAACTCTTCTTCATCAACAATTTTTGTTTGACTAGCTTTTGCCTTGTAGTTGAACCAATCATCAGCACCTTGTGCATGTTGGTATAATTCATAAAAGTTATTGTTCATCCCCATCGGAGTTCCAATAAACACACAATAGCCTTTACGATCAGATAATGCTGGTCTAATTATTTCTGGGAATAGCTTACTGTTTACATTTGCGTACTCATCAATCACACATCCATCTAGATATATACCTCTTAATCCATCTGGAGACTCTGAGCCTAGCAAGGTGATACGAGAGCCATTAGGTAAATCTACACGCAGCTCTGTCTCGTTAAACTTGGTGTGGGGTATCTTGGCGGTAAACTGTTTCATGTAATCCCATGCAATACTTTTTGCTTGTTTGAAGGTGGGTGCAATGTAGGCATATCTAGGGTTTTTCTGTTTGGACAGTAATGCTGACCTAATTAGATGGTTAATCATACATACTGTTTTGCCAAACCTTCTATGGCAAACTAATACATTCCATCTGTATTTATCTATTTGTTTATGTAAGTAAGCCTGGTGCTTTCTAGGTGTATAGGGTATTTTAATATCCATAACTAATGAACTAATTTGCTGTAATTTTCTTCTCCAAAAGGTGTGTATTCAAATCCTAGTCTCATCATAATGTAAGATGTAAATAGTTGTGCAGAGTCATGATTAGGCATACCAAAGAATTTAATTACAACATTGTTGGTTTCTTCTTCAATAAAGCAAACACAATCTAGATCTTCTGATGAAAAATAGTTCATATACCACATATAGTTTATTTTGTGTAGAATGAAAACAAAAGAAGTCTGTGTGTATAAAGGTGTCCTCGAGTCCCATGTATATATATATAATAAACGTGTAGCGTTCTGTGAGGTATACCCCCTAAGCAAATCTAAAAAAGTAGATCCTAGTCTGTAAAAATATACAATAAAGTGTTTCAATAATAAAAGATTATTAGTAATGATTAATAAAAATTCTTTTTAATGGTCCTTGTACATTAGAATAATTCTAAACAGAAGTAATACGAGAA